TCCCCACCCCGTAACCGATCAAGTAAAAAATCACTGCTACCACCACGGGATGTTTTAGGCATCGACCAGTGAACCACCAGTCGATGAATTTGTCGATGTTCATGCGACAACCCTCCCACCAAACTGCTTGCGCATGTCGTGCAGTTGCGTCCAGCCCTTGTCCGCGCAGGCAGCAGCATTGGCCAGCAGCTCACGCGAACTGAACACGCCCTCGATCTCAGGATCTCCATTGGCCACAGTCGTGCCATTGATCTCGTAGACGGCAGTAAACTCGTCCGGCCCGTCTTTGCGCTTCCACGGCACCAGATCAGGGTGCAGGACATGGCCCTCGCAGCCGGTGCGCTGAGAATCCAGCGGGATCACAGAGTCCCACTTCGCGCAGTGCCAGGTCGAGTCTGACAACGGCGTGGCCATGGCGCAGGTTCGGCAGTTCACTTGCTTCGTGGTCTTGCTCCCAAAGCACTGGTCGTGGCCATCACAGAACTTGCACTGATACCAGCTCGCATCGGCACTCAACGGCTCGGGCATGCGGTCAGTCAGGGCAATGCGCTGGCCACGCTCAATCGCAGGCAGCGCCACATCCTTGTCGAACTTCACACGCTCGGTGTGAATCCGGTCATCATCCTTGCACACGGCCAAGTACAGCGCACGATCCAGACCAGTCCCGGCCATGTAGACCTGCATCTGCACAAAATGCTCGGGCTTCGACTTCTCCACACCATCTTTCACCAGTGCGTCGAATGACTTCTTGGAGTGTGTCTTGAACTCGGCCACATGCTTGGTCTTTGGCGCATCAGGCACACCAGCATCGATGATCGCGTCCAGGCTCCCAGACACATGGCTGCCAAAGTCAACACGGTGCTGGCTCGACACCTTGCGCACATCCATGCCGATCGCACGCAAGTCGCTGATGATCGTGGCCTCCTCATTCTGGCCACGGCGGAACAATCGCAAGATGCGGCCAGGGAATTCAGGCAGCACAGCCCAGCGAAACGACAACCACAGCCAACGGTCGCAAGGGTGGCCCAGCCCACTGGCCCCCATGTGAGGGCGCGGAAGCTCCTTCTTTGCCTCATGCGCCTTGTCAATCAAGGCCTGGATGGTATGCTCTGACTCGGGAATCTTCATGTTGTCTCTCCTTTGAGAATTTGCCCAGGCCTTCACCAGCCTGGGCATTTTTTTTCGCTTACTTCTTGGCCCAAGGCGGCGCGGCCTTGGCAGTGGCAGCCTGAGCAGCCTCGGCCTGCTTCACAAAAGGCGGCACAGCAGCGGCAGCTGGTGCAGCACTTCCAGACATAGACTTAAAGCCCTTCACCTCGTTGCTGGCGCCATACTGCGCGTCCTGCTTCACATCCAGCTTGATCGACAGGCTGTTGCCAATCAACTGGTCGGTGTCCGTCACCTTGGCCAAGCCGATCGCACGCATGATGTCCCCCAGCTGCTGGCGGCCAATCTCCTCGGCCTTCTGGTTAGGGTTTTTGATGTTCAGGTTTCCAAACACCACACGGCCCTGGTGGGTCGGGCCAGTCACGTCGTAGCGCAGCTTGATGTACTGGCCATTGCCTGCCTTGGTGTCTTTCAGCTCGGCCTGCGTTATCGTCACCGTGTACCAACCAGCTGGCAGGGGTGAAAAGTCACCGCCGCCATTGCCCTGGGGCAGTTCGTTGACGTCAAATGCTTCGTTGAGAAATGCCATGATATTTACTCCTTGGGAATGATTTTGAAAGATGGGCGGCCAGGCTTGGCCGTAATTGCACCGGCCAACGGCCCAGTGATCGTTGCGTCTGTCGCTTTCCAGATCGCCATATTCAGTTCGGGCTTCCAGCGGAACAGCTTGGCCAAGTGGTCTGTCAAACCAAACTCGGCGGCCAGCTCCTGCACCTTGTCGCCATCGACCTTGCGGTCAATGCGGCCAGAGATCTTCACCACAAAGCCCTCGGGCTCCGCAGTCTCAGTGCCCTCGAAGTTCTCGGCCACAGCCAACAGCTTGACAATCTGGTCCTCGACCTTGCGGCGCTCACCAGTTGCCTTCTCCTCGTCGGCCTTGTGTTGCAACCACTGGCGCGACAGTTGTTTCAGGTCAGGCTGCATCATGCTGCACCACCTTTCGGCCAGCCGAGTTTGCTCAGGTCTGCAACCATGTTGGCCACAGCAGGCAAGTTCTTTGTGGGCTCAGCCTCGGATGGGAAGTACGAGATGAACTCGGGCAGCAGCTTCTTGAGTTGCGCCAGCGTGGTGCATCCGTTCACAATCGCGCTCAGCTTGGCGTGTGCATCGTCGCGTTCTTTTTTCTTGGCCACAAAAGGTTTCATGGCTTCTTTGACATCTGCATCGCCAACAACAAAGTCCACTCTGTAACCCATACCCGACTCCCAGCTTGGAACACTCTCAGTGCGCAGTGCCTTTGGGTGTGTCTTGTACAGCTTTTGAATGGGCGCACTCATGGCAGCCACAAACGCTTTTTGAATCTCCATCCTGAGCAAGTTGTCTGGCGTGCAAGGCACGTCATGCATGATTGAACGAATGATGGCTTCTCTTTCGTACTTAGTCACTTTCATGCTTTGCCCCCGATCTTGGCAATAATCGCGCCCAGGTCTGGGGCTTCCCATCCAGACAACTTGCCCGAGCGATCCTTGGCCAGCCACAGGCCATCAGAGTCGCACATCAGGGCGCGTTGCGTCACACCCTCAGCATCGCGCTCGACCCGCAGCGCCAGCACTTCATCAAAGAAATACGGCAGCGCTTGGCCAGTCTTGTTCCCAGGCATCGAAGGCGAATACAGCACCCGGCCCATCTCGTCCTGCGTCTTTTCCAGCTTGGCGCTCATGTAGACATGCTTGCCAGGCAGGTCGCGGAAGGCGCGAATGATGTCAGCCATCTGCTCTTGCATCGCACCGTAGGCGGCCCGAGGATCTTTGTTCGCCTTCTTCTCAGTGTTCAGGCAGACTTCCGCAATCTCGCTAATCGAGTCCAAGGCAACCGACTGAAAGCCGCCAGCTTCTTCGCTGGAAGTCAGCCAGGAATAAGCCTCGCGCAGATCATCCATGCTGGCGATCTCAATGTAGGGCAGATCAGCGTCTTGGATCGACAGCAAACCACCCTCAGCACTCAGCACCACCACATTCGGCAAAGTCTTGACCAGCGTTGTCTTGCCAGCGCCAGCCTGCCCATAAACCAACAACTTCACACCATTGGCTGTCAAGCCTCCGGTCGTCTTCAAATTGATCGCCATGATTGGCTCTCCTTTTCTTTGTTTGCACCACTGTCAGGGAATCTGTTTGTGGTGTGCCTAGACTTTAACACAATTTCAAGCTATCATGTCAACATATTTTTTCAACAAAGGTGGAAAACATGAAGACGCAGGAAGCAATTGACCATTACGGCAGCCTTCGAAAGTTGGCCGAGGCCTTGGACGTTTGGCCGCAGGTGATCTACCAATGGGGCGACACTCCCCCAATGGGCAGGCAATATGAGCTGGAGGTCAAAACAGGCGGCAAACTCAAGGCGGACACGCAGGCGGTGACGCATGGCTGACCTCTCCAAAGTCCTCGGCGGCCCATGGGCTCCGCCACCAGAGAAACTGGTCGCACCACCAGAAGCACAGCTCATTGATGCAATGCGTGCAGCAGGCCTAGAACCACCAGACGAGATCCTGATGGATGGCAAGATCCACCGCTTCAAGTCAGGAACCAAGGGCACGCCAGGCATCGACAAGCCGGGCTGGTATCTGGTTTTTGGGGATGGCATCCCTGCCGGCCGGTTCGGTTGCTGGCGCATGGGCATGGAAGTCACATGGCGTGCAGACGTTGGCCGCAAGCTCACAGAGTTTGAAGAGATGGCCCACGCAAGGCGCATCAATGAGTCCAAGGTCTTGCGCGAAGCAGCACAGGAGCGCCAGCACCAAGTCGCCAGCGAGACAGTCGAAAAGATCTGGCTCAGTGGTGTTGCAGCTCACCCAGATCATCCCTACCTCAAACGCAAAGGCATCCAGACACATGGCGTGCGCACCACCGGGGACGGGCGCTTGATGGTTCCGCTTTATGACCAAGACGGCACACTCAGCACCCTGCAATACATTGACGAGGATGGCGGCAAGCTCTACCACCCAGGCGGAAAATCAGGCGGCAAGTTTTGGATGGTAGGCTCACTGGATGAGCCTGGCACCTTATTCGTGGCCGAGGGATTCGCTACAGCTGCGACAATCTACGAAACCACCAGCCGCCCTTGCATCGTGGCCTACAGCGCCAGCAGCCTAGTGCCAGTCACAGCCAGCCTGCGCGAGATGTACGGTGAAAATCAGGACATCGTTATCGTGGCAGACCATGACAAACACGGCGTTGGCCAGCGCTACGCAGACCAGGCCAGCGCAAAATACGGGGCCAGAGTCGTCATCCCACCCATCGAGGGCATGGACGCCAACGACTATGCGCAGGCAGGCCACAACCTTGCAGCGCTTTTGATTCAGCAAACCGGAACAGCAGTGATCGACAAGCTCAAGGTCGTATTCGGAGACCAGCTGGGCAGCGATTACGAAGCCCCAGATGAACTGGTCGAAGGCCTCATGACCATCGGCAGCTCGGTGGTGGTTTACGGGGACAGCAACTCAGGCAAGACATTCTGGGCACTCTCAGTGGCCACGGCCATCGCCGCAGGCTCAGACTGCTACGGTCGCAAGACAGATCCAGGCCTGGTGGTCTACCTGGCCAGCGAAGCCCCAGGCAGCATTCGATCCAGGATGCAGGCGATCAAAAAGTACCACGGCTGTGATCTGGAGAACTTGGCCATGGTCCCAGTGCCCATGAACTTCTACAACGGCGACCAAGATGCCCATGACGTCATCGAGCTGGTCAGGGCCATCGAGCAGATCAAAGGCCAGCGCGTGCGCCTCATCATCGGCGACACCTTGGCCAGAATGAGCGCAGGGGCCAACGAGAACAGCGGCGAGGACATGGGTCCAGTCATGGCCAGATTCGACCAGGTGGCCACGGCCACAGGCGCCGCCCTCATGATCATCCACCACAACGGCAAAGACGCAGCCAAAGGCGCACGGGGCTGGTCAGGCATCCGGGCCCACATCGACACAGAGATCGAGGTCACAGAGAAAGAAGGCACACGCTCAGTCACGGTCACCAAACAGCGCGAACTGCCCAGCAAAGGCGACACGATTTACTTCAAGCTGGAGATCATCGAGATGGGCACAACCAAGTTCGGCGGCGCTGCAACCACTTGCGTGGCCATCCCAGACGACGAAGCATTAGCCACAAATCCCCACAAAAAACCCACAAAGCATGACGAGACCATGCGCACCCTTGAGCGATCATGGTGGGACAGCGCGACCGAAATGCGTAATGGTTTACCCTACATAAGCCGATCAGGGCTGCAAAACTTCCTGATCAAAAACGGCTACACAGAACGCACAGCCAGAAATAAAACCGAGGCCTCAAGAGCTGGCGGATTGATCCTGGAGATGCTTAACGCAGGCGTTTTGGAGTCCTACGAACATGGCTGGATCTTCATCAATGAGGCCCAAGTCAGTGCCATGATGATGCAGAAAAATGGGGGGAAATCTTGCCCCTAATTCCCCTAACTGCCCCTCGGGGCAAAAGGGGCAAAAGGGGCAAAAGCCCGGAAATCTGCCCCTCCCCTCCCCTTCCCCCTATAGGGAAGGGGAAAGGGGCAACCGGGATGCGGCGAAAAAAGGCAAAGTTATCCACAAGAAAGTGAGCAGGTACTAACATGACAGAACAGACCAACGTCAATGAAATGCTGGCAGGCAGAGAAGCCAGATATGGCAGCTTTGAAGGCCATGCCGAGATCAGCCAGCACCTCAAAGGTGTGATTCTGAAATACGAAGCCAAGCGCGGATGTGATCTCGATCCAGACCAGCGCGAAGCCCTTGGAATGATCTCCCACAAAATCGCACGAATTCTGAACGGCGATCCAAACTATGCCGACAACTGGATCGACATCGCAGGCTATGCCCAGCTGGTGGCAAATCGACTTGAAAAAGAGGACAATGCAGCATGACCACAAAATCACACAATCCCGCAGACCAGGTTGAGCGTTGGGACATCACCAAACTGGTGCCCTACGCACGCAACAGCCGCACCCACTCCGACGAACAGATCAGCCAGCTGGCAGCCAGTATCAAAGAATGGGGCTGGACAACACCAGTCCTGGTGGATGAGGACGGCAGCATCATTGCCGGCCACGGTCGCACCCTCGCAGCCCAACGCCTCAAAATGACCGAAGTCCCTGTCATGGTGGCCAAAGGCTGGAGCGATGCCAAGAAACGCGCCTACGTCATAGCCGACAACAAACTGGCTATGAACGCAGGATGGGATGAGCAAATGCTGGCGCTCGAGCTCACAGAGTTGCAAGGCCTTGGCTTCGGCATGGAGCTGATCGGTTTCAGCAAAGACGAAATCGCAGCCCTCATGCCCAAAGACCCAGACGACGATGGCGCTGACACCAGCAAGTACACCAAGAAGATCGACGCCCCCATCTACCAACCCACCGGCGACTGCCCACCCACAGCAGCGCTCTACGATCCGGCCAAGTACACCCAGCTGACAGCCCAGATCCACCAAAACAACGACCTGGCGCCAGAGGTCAAAGAGTTTTTGCTTCTCGCGGCCACCCGGCACATCCGTTTCGACTTCGAACAGATTGCAGAGTTCTACGCCCACGCAGACCCAGACACGCAGCAGCTCATGGAGGACAGCGCCCTGGTCATCATCGACTTCGACAAAGCCATCTCGGGCGGCTACGTCAAGCTCTCCCAGGCCATGGGCAAGATCTACGCCAGCGAGAAGGGCGGCGACCAATGACCACAGAGGAACGGCGCTTCGCAGTTTTTATCCTCACCCACGGAAGGGCGAACTGCGTCTACACCTATGAAGCCTTGCGCAAACACGGCTACACCGGCGAGATCTACCTCGTCTGCGATGACGAGGACAAGCAGATCAAGCAATACCTGGCGCTCTACGGCCTGGATTCGGTGATCGTCTTCAACAAGCAAGAGGCCATCGACAACACCGACAGCGGCGACAACCTCAAGAAGCGCAACAGCGTCGTCTACGCTCGCAATCAGAACTTCAAAATCGCGGCCGATCTCGGGCTCACGCACTTCTGGCAGCTCGATGACGATTACAGCGCCTTCGCCTACACCACCGACAACAGCGACGAATACATCACCAAAGACGCCTACACTAAGAAGCTCGATGACCTGCTCTTTGCCCTCTGCGACTTCATGGACGAATCCGGCGCTCACTCCGTGGCCATGTCCCAGGGCGGCGACTTCATCGGTGGCGGTGAAGGCACTTTTGTCAAGCACATCAAGAAGGGCAAATTCAGCCGGAAGGTCATGAACTCCTTTTTGTTCAGAGTCGACCGGCCCGTCAAGTTCATGGGACGCATCAACGAGGACGTCAACATGTACGTCGAATGGGGTCGCCGTGGCCATCTCTTTGTCACCGTTCCCAGGCTTCGCCTCTACCAGAAAGAAACCCAGACCAACTCTGGCGGCCTCACAGAGATCTACCTCGACCTCGGAACCTACGTCAAGAGTTTTTACAGCGTGTTGTACGCTCCCTCATGCGTCAGCATCACAGAGATGGGCAACAACGACAAACGCATCCACCACCAGATCTCATGGCGGCACGCAGTCCCCATGATCCTCGACGAGCAGCACCGCAAGCCCAGGCTCTTGTCGCGCTACACCAACACAGTCCAGGAGATGTGACCATGGCCAAACTTGAAAAATCGGTTGTAAAAAAGCAACAGACCCACGGCGGCGCTCGGGAAGGCTCAGGCCGCAAGGCATTCGAGCCCACTGATGCCGAGCGCAAACAGGTCGAAGCCCTTAGCGGCTACGGCCTCCCCATCGAGCAGATCGCAGTCCTGATCCGCGAGGGAATCGACACCGACACCCTGCGCAAGCACTTTGCCATCGAGCTGCAATCAGGCAAAGCCAAAGCCAACGCACAGGTCGGCAAGACGCTGTTCCAGAAGGTCATGGCAGGCGACACCACAGCAGCCATCTGGTGGAGCAAGACCCAAATGCGCTGGGCCGAAACCCAGAAGCACGAACTCACCGGGGCCGACGGCGCTCCCCTGGAGTTCACCAAGATCGAACGGGTGATCGTCAAGAATGGCTAAGGTCTTGCAGCTCCAGACCCCAGAGTGGGCAGTCCCTTTGATGAATCCCTCGCGCTACAAAGGCGCATGGGGTGGCCGAGGCTCCGGCAAGTCCCACTTCTTTGCCGAACTCATGATCGAGGCTCACATCATGGACCAGAAGCGGCGCTCGGTTTGCGTGCGCGAGATCCAGAAGTCGCTCAACCAATCCGTCAAGCGCCTGCTGGAGACCAAGATCGAGGCCATGAATGCCGGGGCTTACTTTGAAGTCCAGGATGCCGTCATCAAGTGTCGCAAAGGCGACGGGGCGATCATCTTCCAGGGCATGCAAAACCACACCGCCGACTCGATCAAGTCGCTGGAGGGCTACGACTGCGCCTGGGTGGAGGAAGCCCAAAGCCTCAGCCAGACCAGCCTCGACCTGTTGCGGCCAACCATCAGAAAACCGGACTCCGAGCTCTGGTTTACCTGGAACCCGCGCCAGCAGTCCGACCCGGTCGACCACCTTTTGCGTGGCCCAACGCCACCCAAGGACGCCCAGGTCTTGAAGGTCAACTTCACCGACAATCCGTGGTTTCCAGACGTCCTCCGCGACGAAATGGAATACGACAAGCGCAGAGACCCCGACAAATACCAGCACGTTTGGATGGGCGGCTACCTCACCAACAGCAACACCCGTGTGTTCAAAAACTGGAAGGTCGAGGAGTTCGAGGCACCGAAAGACGCCATCCACAGGCTCGGCGCTGACTGGGGTTTCTCCATCGACCCCACCACCCTCGTGCGCTGCCACATCATTGGCCGCACCCTCTACATCGATTACGAGGCCTACATGGTCGGCTGCGAGATCGTGAACACCCCCGAGCTCTTCATGACCGTGCCCGAGGCAGAAAAGTGGCCCATCGTGGCCGACTCCGCCAGGCCAGAGACCATCAGCCACATGAAGAAGAACGGCTTCCCCAAGATCATGACAGCCGTCAAAGGCCCACGATCAGTGGAGGAGGGCATCGAGTTCTTGAAGAACTACGACATCGTGGTGCACCCCCGCTGCATCCACACCATCGACGAGCTCACCCTCTACAGCTACAAGCAAGACCCCCTGACCGGCAAGATCCTGCCCGTGCTGGAGGACAAGAAAAACCACGTAATCGATGCCCTGCGCTACGCCTGCGAAGCCGTGCGCCGAGCCGGTGCATCCAAACCCGCGATCTTCACACCCTTGCCAAATGTCAAAAAGTGGTGATTTTTTAAGCGCGGTGAGATAATCCGCACAAATTGAGGAACCAACATGGCCCGAATGAGCAACGACCAACGACTCGCCAACCTTCACGCAGAAGCCCTGGCGCAGTTTGACGACGTACAAACAGCCCTCCGTGACGAGCGCTTGCAATGCCTCCAAGACCGGCGCTTTTACTCGCTGGCAGGCAGCCAGTGGGAAGGCCCACTCTGGGACTTGTACGAGAACAAGCCCAAGTTCGAGGTCAACAAGATCATGCTCTCGGTGATTCGCATCATCAACGAGTACCGCAACAACCGCATCACGGTGGACTACGTGTCCAAGGACGGCCAGGAAAACGACAAGCTGGCCGAGGTCTGCGATGGTCTCTACCGTGCAGACGAGCAGGCATCCGTCGCAGATGAGGCCTACGACAACGCCTTTGAGGAAGCAGTCGGCGGCGGCATCGGTGCATGGCGTTTGCGCACAGTCTACGAAGACGAAGAGAACGACGAAGACGACCGCCAGCGCATCAGGATTGAACCCATCTTCGACGCTGACAGCTCGGTGTTCTTTGACCTCGGGGCAAAGCGCCAGGACAAGTCCGACGCCAAGTATTGCTACGTCGTCACCAGCATGACGCGCCAGGCCTACAAAGACACCTGGGGAGACGACCCAACCGATTGGCCCAAGATCATCCACCAGTATGAATTCGACTGGTGTACCCCTGATGTAGTCTATGTGGCCGAGTACTACAAGGTTGAGGAAAAGACCGAGACCATCCGCATCTTTGAAAACATCGCAGGCGAGGAAGAACGCTACAGCCCCGCAGACTTTGCAGCGGACGAAACCCTAGAAGCTACCCTGTTGGCGATTGGAACAAAGGAAGTCCGCCAGAAGCGAGTCAAGCGCAAGCGCGTGCGCAAATACATCATGTCCGGTGGCAAAGTGCTGGAAGATGCAGGCTACATCGCAGGCAAGTGCATCCCGATCGTGGTCGTGTACGGCAAGCGCTGGTTCGTCGACAACATCGAGCGCTGCATGGGCCATGTGCGTCTGGCCAAAGACGCCCAGCGCCTCAAGAACATGCAGCTGTCCAAGCTGGGTGAGATCTCAGCACTGTCATCGGTCGAGAAGCCGATCCTGACCCCCGAGCAGGTCGCAGGCCACCAGGTCATGTGGTCAGAGGACAACCTCAAGGACTACCCGTATCTGCTCATCAACCCGATCACCGACCAGAACGGCAACCAGGCCGTGTCGGGCCCAGTCGCCTACACCCGCGCCCCCAACATCCCACCGGCCATGGCCGCGCTCTTGCAGATCACCGAAACCGATATGCAAGACATCTTGGGCAACCCCCAGGGCGCAGACAAAATGGTCAGCGGCATGTCAGGCAAAGCCGTGGAGATGATCCAGACTCGCGTCGACATGCAGGCCTTCATCTACATGAGCAATTTCGCCAAAGGCATGAAGCGCTGCGGCGAGATCTGGCTCTCCATGGCCAAAGAGGTCTACATCGAGGACAAGCGCAAGATGAAGACCATCGCCCCCACAGGCGAGGCCGGAATGGTCGAACTCATGCAGCCATCCATCGACCAGGAAACTGGCGAAGTCGTCATGGAAAACGACCTCAGCGCAGCCACCTTTGACGTCGTGGCCGAGGTCGGACCATCCAGCACCAGCAAGCGCGAGGCCACAGTCCGCGCCCTGACCGGAATGCTCCAGATCACAGCAGATCCAGAGACCCAGCAAGTGATCACCGCCATGGCCATGATGAACATGGAAGGCGAGGGCATCAGCGACGCCAATGCCTACTTCCGCAAGAAGCTCCTGCGCATGGGCGTGGTCAAGCCCACAGACGCAGAAGCCGAGGAACTTATGGCCGAGATGCAAGGCCAGCCGCAAGACCCGAACGCGATGTACCTGCAAGCCGCAGCCGAGGAAGCCTCAGCCAAAGCAGCCCAGGCCCGTGCCAACACGGTCAAGACCGTGGCAGACGCAGAACTCAGCCGGGCCAAGACGGTCCAAACCCTCAGCGACATCGACATGGAATCTCAGGATCACGCCCTCAACATGGCCGAACAAATCGGCGGCATGATCCAACAACAAGCACAACCAGTTGTCAATCAACCCACAATTGAGTGACAATTACGCACACGGTATCCACCCAGCCGTTTTAATGGGTGAGTTTCACAGGGTCAAAGATGAACACACAGGCAGATCAGGAGATCGACACCACAGACGACGACACCGCAGTCCTTGAGGACGAGGCCACCGAGCAACCAGAAGCGCAAGCCGAAGGCGATCAGGCCGAGACCAAAGATGACGACGGCGAATCCGACGAGGTTGTAGTCTCCATTGGTGAGGAAGCGCCACCTCCCGAAGAACCGGCACACGCTCCTGAATGGGTGCGCGAGCTACGCAAGACGAACCGAGAACTTCAGCGCCAAAACCGCGAACTCCAAACCAAGCTGCAAACCACCGCACAGACTGAGACCAAGCCGGTCACGCTGGGGCCAAAGCCAAAGTTGGAAGATCACGACTACGACGCCGACAAGTTCGAGGAAGCACTGGCCACTTGGTTTGAGCGCAAGCGACAAGCCGACGAAGCCAACGCCAGACAGGAAGCTGAAGTTATGAATCAGCAGAAAGCCTGGCAAGCCAAACTGGATGGCTACGGCAAGGCGAAAGCCGAGCTGCGAGTCAAAGACTTTGACGACGCCGAGGCCGTGGCCCAGGAGTTGTTCAACGTCACCCAGCAAGGCGTCATGCTGCAAGGTGCGGATAACCCCGCCCTGGTCGTCTACGCACTCGGCAAGAACCCCAAGAAGGCGCAAGAGCTGGCCGCCATCAAAGACCCCGTAAAGTTTGCCTTTGCGGTAGCGAAACTGGAGAAAGACTTGAAAGTTACCAACCGCAAGGCAGCCCCGCCGCCCGAAAGAATCGTGTCCGGAACCGGCCGAGTCTCTGGGGCGGTGGACTCAACCCTCGAACGGCTGCGCGAAGAAGCTGCCCGTACTGGCAACATGACCAAAGTCGTGCAGTACAAGGCGCAAAAGCGTGCAGCATCTCAAAAATGATTTTTTAAGGAAATACCATGTCCAATAGTTTCTCGAAAGAAGAGCGCGTTGCCTTTGAAGACCTCCTCGAAGGCTTCCAAGACGCGCTGGTCCTGTCCCGCAACGTCGCGGTGTACAACACAGACCAGACAATGATGGAACGCGCCAACAACACCATCTGGCGTCCACAGCCCTACATCGCTCAGTCGATCAACAGCACACCCGGTAACAGCATCGCTGGCCAATACCAGGGCATGACTCAGTTGGCCGTCCCCGCGACTCTGGGCTACAGCCAGACCGTGCCATGGGAAATGACCGCCCTCGAACTGCGTGACGCTTTGCAAGAAGGCCGTCTGGGTGAGAGCGCCAAGCAAAAGCTGGCCTCCGACATCAACGTGGCCATCATGGGCTCTGCCGCCAATCTCGGCTCTTTGGTTGTTCCAATCGCAGCTGCTGCTGGCGATTACGATGACGTCTCCCTGTGCGACACCATCATGAACGAACAAGGCGTTCCAGATTACGACCGCTTCATGGCCCTGTCCAGCCGCGACTACAACGGCTTGGCTGGCAACCTGGTCGGCACTGCTCGCAGCTTCGGCAACCAGAAGTCGGACAAAGCCTACGAGCGCAGCTACGTCGGCATGGTCGCAGGCTTCGACACCTACAAGATGGACTACGCAAACCGCCTGGCAGCCGCCGCTGGCACAAGCAAGACCATCGACACCAACGGCTCCAACACACAAGCGAACTACGCTCCTCAGGCCACCTCCACAGCAGTGGGCGGCCAGATCAACGTGGACAACCGCTTCCAGACCGTGACCGTGAACAGCACCACCGGCGTTGCAGCTGGCGACGCTTTCAAGATCGCCGAAGTCTACGCCGTGCACCACATCACCAAGCAGAGCACTGGTCAGTTGAAGACCTTCCGTGTTGTGTCTGTTGATTCGGCCACCACCATGACCATCACGCCTCCAATCATCGGTGCTCAAACCATCGGTGGCACAGGCCCAACCGACGCCCAGTTGCAGTACAAGAACGTGGATGTGGCCATCGCCGCCGATGCAGCCGCCATCACCTTCTTGAACGTCAACGCCGCTTCGGTGAACGTGTTCTGGCAGCGTGACTCCTTGGAGATCTTGCCTGGCCGTTACGCAGTGCCCTCTGACGCTGGCGTCGCAGTGATGCGTGCAAGCACAGACCAAGGCATTGAGCTGGTCCTGCAAAAGTGGTACGACATCAACAGCATGACCATCAAGTACCGTATGGACACCCTGTTCGGTGTGGTCAACAAGAACCCCGAGATGTCCGGCATCTTGTTGTTCAACCAGTAATCTGGCCAAAAAAACTGGGGGGCTTCGGCCCCCCTTTTTGCAATAGGAGAACCCCATGCCATTGACCAAAGGTTATTCGAGCAAGTCCATCGGCAAGAACATCAAGATGGAAAAGAAGTCAGGCAAGCCAATGAAGCAAGCCGTGGCCATCGCCCTCAGCACAGCCGAGAAAGCAGCTAAGGCAGCAGGCAAGCCCAGCAAAGCACCCAAGAAGGCCATGAAATGAAGCCCGGTCTCTACGCCAACATCAACGCCAAACGCGCACGCATCGAGGCAGGCAGCAAGGAAAAGATGCGCAAGCCAGGTGCCAAAGGCGCACCCACAGCCGCAGACTTCAAAGCAGCCGCCAAGACCGCCAAGCCCATGAAGAAAAAGGCCAAGTGATGCAGGAAAAGATCCTCACCCCCAAATACGCCAAGAACCGCAAGCCTGTGAAGGTGCGCAAGCCCTCCAAGCCCATCGACGGCATCAACCACCGCCTGCTGCGCGAGCAAACAGAAGCAGCAGCCCAGGCAGAAGCCCAAGCAGCAGCTGAAGCCGTGGAAGTCGTGGACACAGCACCAGAAGACGACGCAGCCCCCACCCGCGCAGAGTTGGAGGCCAAGGCCACAGAACTCGGCATCCGCTTCGACGGTCGCACCAAGGACAAAAAACTGGGACAATTGATCCAGGACAGACTGTCCGAGCCAACTGGAGAATGACATGGGATGGACCAAGCGCCAATTTATCGAGCAGGCCTTCGACGAGATCGGGCTGGCCTCCTACGCCTTTGATCTCACACCAGAGCAAATGCAATCCGCCCTCCGGCGCTTGGACACCATGATGGCAGCATGGAACGCCCTCGGCATCCGCCTCGGCTACCCTCTGCCATCCAGCCCCCAGGACAGCGATCTCGACGAGCAGACCAACGTGCCCGACAGCTCCAACGAGGCCATCTACACCAATTTGGCCATCAAGCTTGGCCCGTCCTACGGCAAGCAGGTCATGCCTGACACCAAGGCCACGGCCAAAGAGTCGTACAACACGCTCCTGTCACGCGCAGCCATGCCCGTGCAGCAACAACTGCCCAGCACCATGCCAGCAGGCGCAGGCAACAAGCCCTGGCGCGTCTACGACAACCCCTTCATCCGTCCGCCCGTCGATCCAGTCCTGGCCGGTCAAGATGGCCCCATCGAATACAACTGAGGAACCAACATGCCAAACATCAACCAACTCTCTGGGGTCAGCCAGGTATCTGGCGGCGACCTACTGCCGGTCTACGTCTCCAACAACGGCGACGCACGCAAGGTCTCGATCACCCAGCTCCTGCAATACTTCCAGCAGACGTTTGCCGCCCCCACAATGGCGACGAGCATCTTCACCCCAGGCACTGGCTTTAACATCGCAGTGCCAACGCCAGTCAGCCAGCAGCAGTGGATGCTGATCCAACCGGCCGGAACTTTGGCCTCTGGCACAGTCACCCTGCCACTCAACACGCAGACCCCAGACGGAACCGAGGTCTTGGTCACCACCACCCAGCAGATCACCGCCTTCACGCTTGCAGCCAATGGTGCATCTCAGCTTTACGGCGCACCCACCACACTCGCAGCGCAAGACAACTTCCGTGTCCGCTTCGTGCAGGCCACCAACAGCTGGTATCGGATCGCCTAACCATGGCCACCAAAGACACGCGCCTTGCCCGTGCCGGTGTTGAGGGCTACAACAAGCCCAAGCGCACGCCATCGCATCCCACCAAAAGCCACGTTGTCGTGGCCAAGTCGGGCGACGAGATCAAAACCATTCGGTTCGGTCAGCAAGGCGTGTCCGGCTCACCCAAAAAAGAGGGCGAGTCCAAAGCCAGCCAAGCCCGGCGCGAATCATTCAAAGCTCGGCACGCTGACAACATTGCCAAGGGCAAACTGAGCGCAGCGTACTGGGCCAACAAGGTCAAGTGGTAAGCCATGCAAATTCCAATTTTCAACGGCATCTATGCCGACGCCACCCCAGAGCTGCGCACGGCCTACCCGGTCAACATGGTGCCAGTTCCAAAGCAGTCAGGCATCAGCAACGGCTTTCTGCGCCCAGGTGATGGCATCGTGGCCAACGGCACAGGCCCAGGCACAGACCGTGGCGGCATCAACTGGCAAGGCAAGTGCTATCGCGTCATGGGCACGAAACTGGTCACTGTAGACCAGTTTGGCTCTGTCACAGTTCTTGGCGATGTTGGTGGCCCAGTCAATACAGCAGTGACATTCGACTACAGTTTTGACGTCTTGGCCATAGCAAGTGGTGGGCGTTTGTATTACTGGATTCCGGTTACAACAGCAGGCACTATTGACTGGAACCCAACTGCCCCGATCCTCCGGCAAGTAACAGACCCAGACATTGGCCTGGTGCTGGACGTTGTTTGGGTGGATGGTTTTTTCATGACAACAGATGGAACAAGTCTTGTCGTGACAGAACTGCTCGATCCCATGAGTGTCAACCCATTCAAGTATGGCAGTTCTGAGGTGGACCCAGATCCAGTCGTCGCCCTGCTCAAGCTCCGCAACGAAATCTATGCCCTCAACCGCAACACCGTCGAGGTGTTCGACAACGTAGGCGGCGAGCTGTTCCCATTCGCACGCATCGACGGCGCTCAACTCCAAAAGGGCGTGGTCGGAACATTTGCCTGCTGCGTCTACATCGACCGCATCGCCTTCTTGGGCAGCGGCAGGAATGAAGCCCCAGGCATCTACGTTGGCGCTGCTGCCACCACCCAAAAGATCAGCACCCAAGAGATCGACGAACTCCTTCTAACCTACACCGAGGTGCAGCTGGCCACAGTCAAGCTCGAAGCACGCAACGACAAAGCCCATCAGCACCTCTACGTGCATCTGCCAGACCGCACCGTGGTCTACGATGCAGCCGCATCCGAGGCGCTTGGCGAACAGGTCTGGTTTACTCTGACCACCACCGTGGTCGGCTTCTCTGAATATCGCGCACGCAATCTGGTCTGGGCTTACGACAAGTGGCTGGTCGGCGATCCACAAAGCAGCGCCATCGGCTACCTGGTGCAAGACACCGGCCACCACTGGGGCCAGCAAGTGCGCTGGGAATTCGGCACGATCATCGCCTACAACGAAGGCAACGGCGCGATCTTCAACCGCCTGGAGCTGGTCAGCTTGACCGGCAGCGTGGCGCTTGGAACCAACCCACAGATCAGCACCAGCTACAGCACAGACGGACTCGCCTGGAGTCAAGACAAAAGCATCAGAGTGGGCACCATTGGCAACACCGCCAAGCGCCTCGCGTGGTTTCAACAGGGCCACATGAGGAACTGGCGCATCCAGCGCTTCCGTGGCGACAGCGATGCGCATGTTTCCTTCATGCGCCTTGAGGCACAAATCGAGGCATTGGCATACTGATGGCTACCGCACCAGTCTCCCGCAGGCTCAATTTGACCCGCGATCAGCTCGCGGCCTTCTTGACCGACCAGCAGCAGATCCGGCAGTTCGAGCTGCTGTTCTCGGTCGTGGACGAGCTGCAAGTCATCGCTGGAACTGACTTCGAGTTTCAGGCAGACACAGCAGCGGCCACCGCAAACGAGGCACTGGCCCAGATCAGTCGCTTGGCCGCAGCCGTGGAACTTCTGGCCAACGCGCCAGTCATCCAGAACAACAACTCGGTGGTGACGGATTACATCGACCTGAGCGAATCGCCAGCCCCCACCAGCAAGACCCGCCGCCTCGCGTGGAACACCACCGACCAGACTGTCAACCTCGGCATGGACTACGGAGTCACGCAGCAGATTGGCCAAGAGACCTACGCACGTGTCGGCAACACCACCGGATCGACCATCCCCAACGGAACTGTCGTCGGCTTTGCTGGCGCAACATCCAACGCGCTGCTGGTCGCACCCTATCTCGCAGACGGCTCGCAGCCGACCCTCTACATCTTGGGCATCATGACCCACGACCTGCCCGACAGCGGCGAAAAAGGGTACTGCACCACATGGGGCTTTGTGCGTGACGTTGACACCAGCGCCTTCTCGCCAGGTGACTTGCTATACGCCAGCCCCACCGTCGCAGGCGCACTAACCAACACCAAGCCAACAGCTCCAGACAATGTGATCCCACTGGCCGCTTGCGTTACCTCAAACGCAACGACCGGCGTCATCTTCGTGCGCCCCACCATCCAGCAGATGCAGTATTACGGCGTGTTCACCAAGACCACAGACCAGTCTCCAGCCGTCATAAATACCGAATACCTGCTCACATTCGACAACACGCAGATCAGCAACGGCGTCACCATTGGCGGAACCACCAGCCAGATCATCGTGCCCGAGTCCGGCCTCTACCAGTTCGACGCCACCGTGCAACTGACCAGCGGCAGTTCATCGTCTAAAAACATTTGGGTCTGGTGGAAAAAGAACGGCACGGCCATCGCCAACAGCGCACGCCTTGTCACATCAGACGTGAACAACGGTTACATTCCGATTGCGCTCAACGAGACCGTCTCTCTTGCCGCCAACGAATACGTCGAGCTGGCCTTTGCCGCCGACAGCACCAACGTAACCGTTGACAGCGTGGCAGCCACAGCATTTGCGCCAGCCGCCCCTGCGGTGGTGCTTTCCGTCACTCAAGTTCAACAGTAAGGACAGATCATGACCGTCTCAATCAAGGTGCTGATCCCAGCAAAGCAGGCCGAGAACGCCCAAACCACGCAGTACACAGCCACCAACTGCAAGGCCATCATCGACAAATTCACCATCACCAACACCACAGCAGGCAACGTGACGATCAGCGTCAACCTGGTGACCAGCGGAGGCGCACCAGCCGCATCCAACTTGGTCCTGGACACCCGAGCCATCGCACCCGATGAGACCTACACCTGTCCAGAGCTGGTCGGACAAGCCCTTGAACCTGGCGGCTTCATCAGCACCATCGCCAGCGCAGCCACATCACTGACCATCCGCGCCTCTGGCCGCGAAATCACTTAAAGGAGAAACAGCATGGACAAATTTATGATGATGCCCAAAGGCTTCATGGGCCTGCCGGTCGAGGAAGAATTCATCACCGCAGCCGAGAACAAGAAGAACACCCAGGTCGTGATCGACGACTGGATGCTCGGCCCCGAGAACCCCAGCAACGAACCCACAGCCAACAAGGTCTACTGGGTCGCGCTTGGCCAGGCCATGCAAGTGGATGAGAAAGAAGCCCGTCGTCGTCGCTGCTCCAATTGCGAGTACTACGACAACAGCACCATGACCCAAGCCAAGATGGAGCGCATCCAGCGCAACGCCTGGGACACAAATGCAGGCTTCCGAGGCTACTGCACAAAATTCGACTTCATCTGCCACGACCTACGTGCTTGCCAGGCTTGGGAAGAGCGCGATTTCGAGATGGATTGAACAGACCATGCAAATATGGGACAATCTGGCCGCTGAGTCACCAAAGCCGCCAGCAGCTTGCCCTAAACAGGAGTTGCACATGACTGGTATTGATTGGCTCAGAGAAAACCTGCAAAGGGTTTTTCTTTTGCCTGCGCCAGTCGTGGATTGGCTTGTGATGGTCTATGACGCCATCCAAGTCTTTGACGATGTGGCAGACGGCGACCCAGTTGAGCGCAAAGACCTCAACGCAGCGATCTGGAACACACTGGTGGGCATCCACCAGAATCCGTTCTTCATCGCCAACAGCCACCACCTTGTTCCACTCTTGGCCACAGCCATCATGAAGTGGCAAGCATCCGACACAGCAGAACGCGCAGGCCAAGCCGACGCCAGATCATTCGTCTGGCGTGCAGGCTTCTACGACCTGATCCTGATGGCCGTATCAATCACACATGGCCCAGGATTCGCCACCAAAAACGCGCATCTGGTCATGGACTTGTACGGCGAGAAATTTGAAGACTACATGAAGGAGTTCGGCAATGCCTGATCCAGTAACGGCCCTAGTCGTTGGCGGAACACAAGTCGTTGGCGGCATGATGCAAGCCGACGCAGCAGAAGACGCAGCCAACATCCAAGCTGGCGCAGCAGGCCAGGGCATCGCAGAACAGCGTCGCCAATTCGACGCCTTGCAAGCCTTGCTCAAGCCCTACACAGAAGCAGGCGTCCCAGCACTGGAGCAACAGCAAGCCTTCTTGGGTTTGCGAGGCCCAGAGGAAGAGCAGGCAGCCATCGAGCGCATCCGTGGAGGCGAGACCTTCCAAGCCATGGCGCGACAAGGCGAAGAGGCCTTGCTGCAACGTGCATCGGCCACTGGCGGCTTGCGCGGCGGCAACATCCAAGGCGCACTCGCCCAGTTTCGCCCTGCTTTGCTCAACCAAGCCCTTGAGCAGCAATACAGCCGACTCGGTGGCATGACCCAACTGGGCCAGCGTTCTGCTGCTGGTGTTGGTGCTGCTGGTATGGAAACAGGCACGAACGTGGCCAACCTTCTGTCCCAGCAAGGTGCAGCCCTAGCAGGCGGCGAACTCGGCCAGGCCAAGGCCTACGGCCAGGTTTTAAATATGCCAGCACAGTTCCTCGGGATGCAATACGGCGCAGGCGGTAAGGCTGGCATGGGCTTTAGCAATATGTTCAGCGACCGTCGCCTCAAGAAAAACATTAAGCAAATCAGCACGCGCCCTGATGGCTTGAACGTCTACGAATTCGATTACATCTGGGGCGGTGGCCGTCAAGTCGGCCTGATGGCTCAAGAAGTCCAGACCATCTATCCAGGCGCTGTTTCCGAGTCGGGCGGCTTCCTGATGGTTGACTACAGCAAGGTCTAAAAACATGGCACAGATCAACCCATTCCAAGGACCAATCAACTACTCAGTCGATGTGCAAAGCCCATTTGAGGCTGCACTCGGTGGCTTCAAAGTTGGCGCAGCAGGTGCTGAGATGCAGGCGCTTGCCCAGGCACGCGAGCAAAAGCAACAGTTCCAAACTGGCCTGAGCGATTTTTTCAAGAAACCAGATCGCACATACGAAGACCTTGAAAAGCTCTTGCCGTTTGCCGACAAGCAGCAGTTCGACGCATTGACCAAGGTCGGCGAAGGCATGGAGAAACGCCAGCTGGACACAGCAAAACGCTTCACTGCACAAGCGCTCATGGCATTGGAGGCGGATATCCCAATAGCCAAGACAATGATTCAGGAACGCGCTGAAGCTGAGAAAGACCCGAACCAAAAACGTGCGTTTGAGGCCATCCTCAAGACCATTGATGTCAACCCAAAAAGAGCAGCGGAAATGCTGGAATTCACCAGCGCCGTAGCTTTTGGAAAAAACTGGTACGACGGAGTAACAGCTGCAAGAGGTGAGCGCAGAACAGCAGAGCAAGCCCCAGCAGAATTGCGCAAAAAACTTGCTGACGCAAGCAGAGCCGAAGCCGAAGCACTGGTAAAAATAGAAACTTCTGGCGATGAAATTGCTAAAGCAAAAGCCACACGCGAGTATGAGCAGGCCAAGGCCAAAAAAGAACAGATCCAAGCCGACACAGAATTAGAAACCAGGTTGTCTGACCTTAATTTCAAAAAAGCCCAGATCAACAAATTCAAAGTTGAAACCCGCAACCTTGACACTCAGGGCAAGATGCTGAGTTTGGATTTTCAAGCCGCATTGCAAGGTTTGCCACTGCCAAGCAAAAAGACAGAAGGCGGAGGCGGAACAGCAACCGAGGACGAGCGCAAGGCCGCAGGCTGGCTGGCACAAGCGACCAACGCCTACAACAATATGCTTGGCGCGATGTACACCAAAGAAGGCAAGACAACTGGCGCTGAAAAACCTGGTTTCATTGAGTCTGCACTTGGCACTTTGCCTTTTATTGGCGAAGGCAGTGCAGCCCTTGCTCGCGGCACAGATCGACAAAAGTTCACGCAGGCTGCCAGTTCGCTGTCCGAGGCCTTGCTTCGTGCGGCCACAGGCGCTGGCGTTAACCGAGACGAAGCCAAGCAAAAACTGGAAGAGCTGACTCCACTTTTTACAGACGATGCAGACACTCGGAAGCAGAAGCTGGCGGCCATTCCTGTCTATCTGGATTCATTGAAATCACGTGCTGGACGTGCCGCCCCAAGCGGCTATCAAGTCCCACAGGCTCCAACAAATGCTTTGTCAATCACGCTGCCTGACGGAACTGTATTTACAGCGCCAAATCAGAAAGCATTGGACGAATTCAAAAGAAGGGCTGGCCTCTGATGGATTACGCAGCACTAGCACGTGAACTTGGCGGGACTCTTGCCCCGGCACCCAAAGCACAACCACAAAAATTTAATGTGCCCACAGACTCAGGGCGCAATGTTGAAGTGGATGTTCGTTTTCCAACTGCCGAAGAATCAACAACAGCAGCCCCTCAGCCTGTTGACATGCAAGCATTGGCTGCCCAACTTGGCGGAACAATCTCAGCAGCATCCCAGCCAGAAACCACAGCCACAGGCCTTGCAGGTGCGGCCACCAGAGGCTTGGCACTCCCAGCCGCAGGCGCAGCTCTTGGCGCGGCCATAGGCGCTCCGTTCGCAGGCGTAGGCGCTATTCCTGGAGCTGTCGCAGGTGCTGGTGCGGCCACCCTTGCTGGCCTGGTTGCTGATCCAGTCGTTGGCGCTGTCAATAGCATGTTTGGCACCACCTACACGCTACCCACCGACGCACTTCAAGACCTCTTGACCCGTGTCGGCGTGGCCGAACCCAGAACGGCCGCAGAGCGCATCGTCCAAACCACCGCCGCAGGCGCTGGCACTGCTGGAGGCAGCGTAGCCCTTGGTAAGACATTGCAGGCCGCTTCTGGCCCTGTCACGCAAGGCGTAGGCCAGCTCATGGCAGCAGCCCCAGGCCTTCAAGTCGCAAGCGGCGCATCAGCAGGCGCAGCAGGTCAGACAGCTAAGGAAATGGGCGCAGGCACTGGCGGACAAATTGCCGCAACACTGGCAGGCGGCCTTCTGCCTGCCGCGCCCCAAATCGTCAAAGCGGCAACTCAGGCGGCAGCCAGAGCAGTTGCACCAAAAGGCGCAGGCATTCGCGAACAGATCGAGCCGACTTTTAAAGAGTCGGTGCAAAGCATCAAGGCCACCGTGGGCGAAAAGATCGCACCCGAGAATCAGCGCATCATCAAGAGTCAACTCGCGCAGACTCCTGATTCTGTTGACCTGGTGAACGTCCGTCTCTCAGGCTCGCAGGTTGTTCCAGACAATGAAGCGGCCTCAGCCATCAAGCAAGGCTGGAAGGACGGCACTGTGGCCAGCATCAAGGCGGCCACAGACAAAGACCGCAACGCCATGACCAAGATGCTTAACGTCTTCAAGATGGGCGAGAAGAGCGATAAATTCAGGGCCATGAACAGGCCAGCCGACATCCTTGGCGACACCGTACAGTCTCGCGTGGATTTCTTGGCTAGCGCCAACCAGCAAGCAGGCAAGGCCATCGACCGCATCGCACAAACAAGACTGCGCGGCCAAGCTGTTGATTACGATCCTGCCATCAACTCATTTTTAGACGAACTCGGAACATTGGGTGTCAAGGTTGAGCTGGATCAGAACGGCGTGGCCAAGGCCATCCTGCAAGGATCAGACATCCAAGGAGACAAGGCAGCCCAGCGCATCCTGAACACTGTTCTGGAGCGCCTCAGCACGGCTAAAGCCCCAGACGCCTACGGGGTACACACAGCCAAGCGCTTCATTGACACCCAGGTCAACTACGGCAAGAAAAACTTGGCCAACCCGTTGACCTCCCAGGCTGAACGCGCCCTCAAGAATCTGCGCCGCAACCTGAACCAATCGCTTGGCGAGAAGTTCCCGGTCTACAAAGCCGCCAACGAAAAGTATGCCGACACCATTACGGCGCTCGACGACTTGCAACGGGCAGCAGGCACACAGATCGACTTCGATTCGCCAAACGCCAACAAAGCCCTTGGCACGGCCATGCGGAAGCTGACCAGCAACTACGGCACACGGGCCAACCTGATCGACTCACTCGACCAGGCCAACCAAGTGGCCAGCAAGTACGGCATGAAGTTGGACGACGACATCGTGAACCAGTTGATTTTTGTCAATGAGCTGGACCGCATGTTTGGAGCTGCTGCTGATACATCACTGAAAGGTCAAATGTCCCAGGCTTTGGAAACTGGCGTGGACATTGCTCGAGGTGGAGCAGCAAGACGAGCAATTGAACTTCTCGCTGAGAAAGCAGAGGGCTTGCGCGGCATCAACAAGGAAAACGCCATCAAAGCGATGGAAGAGATCCTCAAACGCAAGGCCAACCCATGAAGCCCTCAACGCATTGCCACCTGTTCAGCCTTGAGCGACAATTCACCACCCAGGAGAACCATTAAATGTCCGCACTCTCGATTCAACCCACCTATCCGATTTTTACGGACATTGATGGCCAACCTCTTGAGGCTGGCTACGTCTGGATCGGAACAGCCAATCTTGACCCCCAGACCAACCCAATCAACGTGTATTGGGATGCGGCGCTAACCATCGCAGCGCCCCAGCCCATCCGCACCTTGGCTGGCTATCCATCTTTCAACGGAACACCTGGCCGTCTGTACGTCAACAGCGACTACAGCATCCGAGTGATGAACAAGAATGGAAGCACGGTCTACAGCGCACCAACCGCCACTGAGCGATACAACAATATTGTCATTGCCTCAGTCAGTGGAACTGATGTCTCTTTTATTCAGTCAGGCTCTGGTGCTGTCACCCGCACAATGCAGGCCAAAGCCCAAGAGTGGTTCAGTCCTTTTGATTACGGTGCTGTTGGCAACTCCGACGCTGGTGGCTCATTGGGCACGAATGACACCGCAGCATTTACGCTTCTTGAGGCACAGCAGTCTGGCGGCGTTGTCAATATGGACAACAAGTTCTATTTGGTCAGCAGCCCGATTCCGACCAAAAACAACTACATAAACGGCAAGTTTGTCTTGGCCACTGGCACCACCGACGACCAGCCAAACAACTTCTCAATGGGCCATGAGGCTCTGTTCAGTAACACATTTGTGCCGTTGCAATGGCCTGCCGGTGGCGGGATCGACTACGCATCGGGCAACTACAACACAGCGGTTGGTGATTCTGCCCTTCGCGCCAACACTACTGGCCGTCGAAATACTGCTGTCGGTACTTATGCCATGTACACCAACATTGGCGGTTATTACAACAGCGCATTTGGTAGCTTGGCTCTGTACAGCAACACATCTGGCAACTACAACAACGCATTCGGAAATCAGGCACTTCAATTCAACACAACTGGCGAGTTCAACTGTGCTTTTGGCATGGGGGCCATGACAACCAACACCACTGGTAGTGACAACGTGGCTGTTGGTTATCTTGCGTTGCAAATCGGAACCAGCCCAGATCGCACAATTGCAATTGGCACACAAGCCGCTTATCGATACGATGGCGCTGACACAGTCGCAATCGGCCACCAAGCCTTGTCAAACGCTGGCGCAGTCGGCCTTTACAACATTGCTATTGGTTCGGCCTCAATGGGCACAATGACGACAGGCAGTAGCAACATTGCAATTGGCCGTCGCGCTCTTGCCGCACAAACCACCGCTGACAACAACATTGCAATCGGTGTGGATGCAATGGTGTCTTCCGGCAACGGAAATCAAAACACCGTTATTGGAAACAGTGCCCTAGCCAATACCACCACAGCATTCCAAAACGTGGGCATCGGTTACGCAGCAGGCTCGGTGCTGACAGATGGCTCAAACAACGTCCTGATTGGCCGTTTTGCTGCTCAGTTGACCACCACAGGTGATGGCTGCGTGGTAATTGGCGAACAGGCGATGGCGTCCAACGTGGATGGCGACCGCAACACCTGCGTGGGCCAAGCATCAGACAGCGGCGGTGCGTCTTACAGCAACATCACTTCCCTCGGCTATCAAGCCACCGTGACCGGCAGCAACCAAGTGCAGCTTGGCAATGCCAGCACCACCACCTACGCCTACGGAGCTGTGCAGAACCGGTCTGACGCACGCGACAAAGCTGATGTGCGCGACACTGTGCTTGGCCTGCCATTCATCAACGCGCTGCGCCCAGTGGACTTCAAGTGGGACATGCGCGACGAGTATCGTGCAGAAGCCCCACAGCCACCAGCACCAGAAGCCAGCGATGACGAAAAAGCTGCGCACAAGGCCGCAATGGTTGCATGGCGCGAAGCCAACCAACTGTCCAACCTCACACCTGACGGCAGCAAGAAGCGCAACCGCTACCACCACGGCTTGATTGCTCAGGAAGTCAAGGCTGCGGCAGATGCTGCTGGCGTTGACTTCGGGGGCTTCCAAGATCACAGCATCAAAGGCGGAGATGATGTACTGTCCCTTGGTTACGAAGAACTGGTGCCTGTTCTGATCAAAGCTGTGCAGCAGCTTTCGGCAGAAGTTGAGGCTCTTAAAGCAGCACGATAAGCAAAGGAAACCATCATGCTCAAGACTGTAGGAAATCCCTCAACAAGGTTTGGAGACCAGACCATCACAGATGGGAATTTGGTGATCGGCACAGCTGGTAAAGGCATCGATTTTTCTGTCACTTCCAGTGGTACAGGAACGATGACGAGCGAGTTGCTGGCAGACTATGAAGAAGGAACGTTTGTTCCTGAAATCATAGGTACTGTAACCGCTGGTGTCGGAACGTATCAATACCAGCTTGGCCGATACACCAAGATCGGTAACCGTGTCTACTTCAACATCTATATTCAGTGGAACGCACACACAGGGGCTGGTTTTATGAAGGTCGGCGGCTTGCCGTTCACCTCTCAAAACACCAACCCGAACTATCATGGAATCACCATCGGTCAAATCGGAAACATTGCGCAGACAGCGAACACATGGGCCACGGCCAGCATGTACCACAACGCAACACGCATTGACCTCTGGGAAGTTCCCGTCGGTGGCGGTGCAAACGGCCAGACCGGGATCGACACCTCTGGCAACATGACAATCAGTGGCTTCTATCAAACCGCCTAATTTAAGGAGATCCAAATGGCACTCGAAAAACAAACCCTTGTTGACCTGATCGAAGTCGTCGAATCCGGCGTCGTGCAAGTCAGAACCAAAACCAAAATTGTGGAAGACGGCAACGAACTGTCCGCAGCCTTCTCGCGTCGCACAATTGCCCCAGGACAAGACTTCAGCGCAGAGTCTGATCGTGTGCGTGCCGTGTGTGCAGCAGTCCACACAGATGCGGTCATCGCCTCTTACGAGCTGGCCCAGTCTTACAACGCCAACGTGATCGCATAAGGAGAACAGCATGGCCACCAATAGCCAAATCGCATTCAACCCCCAAGGCAAGACCGTAGTCGTCGCTGCCGCAGGCACAGCCCCAACAGGCGTGCAGGCTCCCGTCTACGAGAAGTTCAACCCCCAAGCCACAGGCCAATACCGCTTTGTGAACGCAGGCTCGAACACCGTGTTCTTGGGCACTGGCCCAACAGCTGCACTGGCCCAAGCCGCTGCCGTTTCTCCAGTGGCCGGAACACCCTCAGACGCCATCGTTCTGGTGCCTGGCGCTGTTGAGGTCTTGCGCTTCAACATCGACACCTTCTTTAGCGGCCTGGCCTCAGGCGCGACCACCGTCTACGTCACGCCTGGCGAAGGCATCTAAGTGTTGGAGGCCGACGTCATGGCGGATGGTAACGAGATCGACCTGGTGAAGTACGGTGTGCTTTGGCAGAAAGTCCAGGACATGGACAAGAAGGTGGACAAGATGGAACGCAACGTCGAGGAGCTGCTCGCGCTCGCCAACAAAGGGCGCGGCGGCTTCTGGATGGGCATGACTATCGCGTCATCCGTTGGCGCTGTCGTGGCGTGGATTGCTGGGCACATGAAGGGCGTTTGAGATGCTGGCTGAGATCGCAGCAGCGAACGCAGCGTTCTCTGTCATCAAGGCGGCGCTTGCCAATGGCAAAGAGCTGCACCAGCTCGGCTCACGTGTTTTCGACTACTTCGACAACAAGGCAAAGATTCAAGAGAACGCCACCAAAAAGGGTGGCGGCTCTGATCTTGCCGAGTTCATGGCGCTGGAGCAGCTCAGGCAGCAAGAAGAAGATCTGCGCGAGCGCATGGTCTACGCAGGTCGGCCAGGCATGTGGACGGACTGGCTTAAATTCCAAGCCCAGGCAGCCAGGCAGCGTCGTGAGGCGGCAGAAGCCATTGCCCGTGAAAAGGCTCGCAGGGCGGCCCAACTGGAGCAGATGGTCGAGTACATCGCCATCGGCATGGCGGTCATTGTTCTGGCTGGTCTCATGATCGGCGGCCTAGTCATCTACTTGAAGAACCTGCGATGAGCGAAGAAAAGCTAAACGCCAACTCAACCCTCGACAAGGTACTCGGGTATGTGGACTCGCCGTTCAAGCTGTTCGCCATCCTCATCATGGGCGTGGTGGCCTTTGCCGGGTACTTTCTGTGGCAGAACCAGACCTTCATGATGGACGCCTACAAAGAGTCCAAGAAGCTGCCAGAGATCAACACGGCCAGGACAGACGAGGCCAGCGCAGTCCTGTTCAAACACACCGGCGCAGCAGTGGTCGCCATCTTCAAGGTAAACCCACTGTTCAACAGCCGGGTGTTGTATCGGGCCTACACCAAGGACGGCAGGGACAAGAGCATCGAGGACATCGACGTCGGCCTGTTCACCCACAGCGCACCCAACAACAGCGATGTCGTCAAGCTCATGACCAACGAGATCCCGTGCGGTGAGTACCGCTACGCGCAGTCCGAGGTCGGGCTCTGGTACATCGAGAAGGGCGTCACCTTCACCTGTCGGGTGAGCGTGCCACCAGACAGCCCCAGATTCGTCGGCCAGGTCACAGTCGGGTGGCCACAGCCTCCAGAGGATCTGGAGCAGGCCAAATTCATGCTGGAGATCGCCAGCACCATGCTAACCAAAAGAGGAAATTAAATGGACTGGCTCAAACAAATCGCACCCACCATCGCAACGGCGCTTGGTGGCCCATTGGCAGGCATGGCGGTCTCGGCTATCTCCAAAGCCGTTGGCGTTGAGCCTGACCAAGTTCAGGACATGATCGCCAACAACAAGCTGTCAGCCGAGCAGATCGCCCAGGTCAAGCTGGCCGAGATCGAACTTCAGAAGCAGGCCCAAGAGCTGGGCTTGAACTTCGCCAAGCTGGAGGTCGAGGACAGAAAGTCAGCACGCGAGATGCAGGCCACCACCAGGTCAATGATGCCCCCCATCTTGGCAGGCGCTGTGACCATAGGCTTCTTCGGCATCATGGTGATGATGTTCTTCAACCAGATCGACAGCAACAACCCAGCCATTCTCATGATGCTCGGCAGCCTGGGCACAGCCTGGACTGGCATCATTGCGTATTATTTTGGCTCCAGCGCAGGCTCGCAAGCCAAGACCGACTTACTCTCAAAAACAGGGCCAGTGAAATGAACTTAACCCCCCACTTCACCTTGGAAGAACTTACGGCCAGCGAGACGGCCGAACGCAACGGCTGGGACAACAGCCCCAACGATCAGGAGCTGGCCAACCTCACCAGGCTTGCGGACTTCTTGGAGCAGGTCAAAGTCGTTCTGGGTGGCAAGCCCATCATGATCAGCTCAGGACTGCGCACAAAGAAGGTCAACGACGCAGTGGGCAGCAGGGACACCAGCCAACACCGCATCGGCTGCGCTGCCGATTTCCGTGTGCCAGGCATGACCCCAGACGAAGTGGTGCGCAAGATCGTGGCCAGCGGCATTGGCTACGATCAGGTCATCCGCGAGTTTGATCGCTGGACCCACATCAGCGTGCCCAATAGCGTGGACACCAGCCCACGAAAGCAGGCGCTGATTATCGACAAGGCTGGCACCCGTCAGTTTGCATAAGCGTAGGTGCAGGCCACCAGGAAGGCCAGCCACAGCATCCCCAGGATGCCCATCAGCACCCAGTACGCCAAGCGCTTGAGCTGGTAGCGCCACACACTCGGCGGCAACAGCTCAGGCCCGTGCACCCTTTGGCCAACCTTGGCCACGCGCACCGGGCAGTCGCGGCCCTGGTTGCAGTTTCCATTCTCGCCGCAGCAGTTCACGGCTTGCTCCTAGCTTCTGCCAGTGCATCGGTCAGGATGTTGACCTGTCGCTCCATTGCTTCCATCTCTGAGGGCCAACTGTTGCGCTCGTCAGCACGGACAAGCTCTGCAAAACGTTCAAGGCATCCCCGCGCCCCATCGCAGGTGCAGTCCCGTATGCCAGCCTCCCGCGCCATCTCGATGGTTGTTCTCATGCGTCCACCTCAGTGGCCTTGTGCAGGTAGGCCGTCAGGCGCTTGATCTGCGCCTCACGGTACTTACACATGCTGTCAGCGTATTCACGGGCTGACTGGGTCTCCAGCAGGCTGCGCTTGGCCTCCTCCAGTTCACGCAATGCCAGCACCTCGGCGCTCGGTGTCGTGTAGGCGTTTCGCACCCAGTTGTACATCTCTCGAATCATGTCAGTTCCTTCTCGGCCATCTCATCGGCCATCTTTGCCCAATACGCTTTTGTGATCATGTCCAGCAAGATCCCAGCCTGGTCGAACTTGCGCTCGACCAGCATTTTGGCCATGACCATCTTCTCGTTGGTGGTGGCCTCGCCATAAGCCTCGCAAATATTGAAGCCATCCAGCGGATCGCAGGCCTCGCCATGCGTCAGCAGTTCAGCAGCTCGCGCCTCGATTGCAAAGGCCAGCGCCTCAGCACTGTCCTCATCATCCTGGCGGCTGTTCATCATCATGGTGTTCATGCAGCTCATGACGACCACCACGCGACCAGCAATGCGGCCATGCCGACGCCAATGGCAACGGCGGTGAGGTAGTCAAGAAGGGTTTCGATGTGTTGTTTCATGTCGTTCTCCAAAAGGTGGGGCCAGTGGCCCCGGTTGATTAAGCTGCGGCCAAGTTCCAAGATGCGCGGCGTGCTTCGTACTTTGCTTTTTGTTCAGCGGCCACATCCTCAGCACGCGCACGGGCAGCGGCATATAAAGGATGGTCAGCAAACAACACCACACGACCCTTGTCGAAATAGTCGGTCATCGTGTCCGTGTTGTTGATGTATTCCTCAAAGAAGATATGGCCCAGGGTACGGTCGTATTCCTTGGCGTAAATAGTCACACAAGCGCGGCCATCAAAGCGGTTATCAAGGCTGTAATGCACCTTGGCTTTGTCAGTACCATTTGTCACGTTGAATTTGTTGAACTTGATCACGGTCAGCTCCTTGCTGGTTGGTTGTTGATGGCTCAAGTATATCACCACTTCCCACAATTTCACACATTTATTATTGGGACAAACCCTTATAACGATGTCACCTCCACATCGTGCGGCTTGCGCTTCCCATCCAGCAGCTCATGCAGGCGCTTTTCAGTCAGGCGGTGGCAGCGAATCATGGTGCGTGCAGACAACACATCCAGCAGCGCGGCGTAATCCTCCAGCACAGCACGCACGGCCTGGATGCCAGCACCATCCAAACGGATCGCGCCTCCAGCCGTGTTGCGTTTTCCGGCCATGGCCATCGCGGTGATGGCATCCATCAGCAGGCCCGACGAGTCCTCGCACACTTGCATGGTCTCGATCAGGGTCTCCATCAGGTTGACCGCATCCGACACCACCCGCCAGTCGTCAGTCGTAGGGCTTGGCGCTTTTTCCATTGCAGCCAGGCCTTCGTACATCCGTGTGAGCTGGTACGTTTTCCAGGCCACAGGAAGCGGCTCGGTCGGGCTGGCCATCATCTCGTCGATGATCGTGTAGCGCTTCTCCCTTTGGGCCGGGCGTCTCTTCCCGGCCTTCTTCATACAAACCCCCGCAGATCTGGCGCAGTCCAACCGGCAGGCTTTCCGATCTTTCCACCCTCCAAGATCACCGGCTTGCCATCGACCAGCTTGGCGTCGTTGGAGTCCAGCACAGCACGGTCTGCACCAGGCTTGTCCATTTCGGCCAGGTAAGCCACGCCATTGGCAGTGACCTCGATGTCGCACAGAGCGTCCAGGGCATCGGTGCGCAGGTGGTGCGGGATGTAGATCTCCTGGTCGCGGCGCTTCAACTTGCTGGCGAACCACTCCAAGTCGAGGCGCGTGCGATCCATCAGCTTGCCATAGCCCTCAGAGTCGGTACGTAGGCACGACAGCAGCTCGCAGAACTCCTCGATCATGCAACCCACCTGCACACTCATGTTCTCGGCGCTCGGCTCTTTTCCGCAGGCCTTCAACCAGGCAGCGGTGCGCTTGAAGTTGCTCGTCTGAATCTCCTCCAGCAAAGCCACAGCGATCTGGCGTGCCACCACAAAAGGCTCGGCCCCCTGCTCCCAGGCTCCCAGCTCGTCCACCATTCGGTCGATGGTGATCTCGGCCATGCTCCGCTTGTCAGGCTTCAACAGCGACAGCGTTTCCGTCACGCTTGCGTATGGATCAGGCTTGCTCATGCTTTCACCTCCTTCGCCAGTCCCTGCTTCACGTAGTGCAGGATCTGCGCAGCCAGCGTGCGCGTATTCGCCTCGGCCATCTTGCGCAGCTCACGCTCCACATCGGCCGGAAGCCGCATCGTCATGTAACGATCTTTCACTTTTTCGGTGGTCATCAGTCTGTCCCCCCAGCGTTGCCGATCGCTTCCTCGAACATGTCCATCGTGGCCCCAGCTCCAGCCAGCTCGATGGCCGTGCCACCAGTCAACAGGCTCACCAGGTCATCTTGGCCAGCCACCTCGATGTCGAACCGGGTCTGGGCTGCGTACTTGATCGCCTGCGCCTGGTTGCTGGCGCGGATCAGGCGGTGCTTGTTGGTCTCCACATCGGTGACCAGGTAAATGCGTGTGCTCATGGGTTTCACTCCGTTAAATTTTCAATGGTTACAAAGGCCTGAATCTGCTTTTTTGCAGCCTCAGCACCTTTGCACACTTTAACACAATAACCCACATCTTCGAGGTATTTGATCCAGTCCTTTTGCTCTGGGCTCACGCTCCCGCCCTTCGTGCGCTTCATCTCCACCCACAGCTTCCAGGCAGGGATGCACAGATCAGGCACGCCAGAGGAAACGCCCTCGGCCTTCAAGCGTCCAGCAGTGGCAGGGCTTCGCGCCCCACCATTCGGGATCGCAAAGATCCGCACCCCTTTGTACGTCTGGCGAAACCAGCGCACCAGCTCGCGCTGTTCTTCGTGTTCGGTCGGGATTCGGTCAGTCAGAATGGACATTCGCGCTCCCATTTCGGGCACTCGCCCACCGTATCGGCAAACTCCTTTGGCGGCTTCATGAAGAACTCCACACACAGCCCATCGTTGCCGTAATGCTCACAGGTGTGGCAGCAGCGTGGCGGCCCAGCGCGATCCCACTCGCGCCACTGGACCAAGAACTCGGGTTCGGCGTGTCTGCTCATTTCAGCCCCTTCTGCATTGCCTTCACCCAGCACCGGGCGCAGTGCCACTTCGCACGCAGCTCAATCCCGCCTCTCGGCTCCTTGGCCAGCTTGCACAAATCACACACGCGCAGCTTTTGCGCCTTCACCAATTCGTCGATCATCATTCCCAGCTCCGTTTCATCACTCTGTAAAATTTTCCGTCCTTGCGGTACTCGATCAGCTTCGGCGGCGTGGCGTTGTTCATGTTCTGCACCATCTCCACCATCGTCTGCACTTTCAGGCCACCAGGCACAATGCTGGCGCTGTTCGCAATGCTCAACAGCAGGCCCATCGCCTTCTGGCCAGCATATCCCTCGTGCATGATCGGCAAGTATTCAGTGATCGGCGCATCACTCAGCCCACCGTAATACGTCACAGCCAGCATCTCGATGCCCGAGGCCTTGCTGATGTGCTTGCGCCACCCCCAGCTGCTGACCTCCAGCTCCTTGCCCTCCAGCCCCATGATGTCGTCGTTTCTCAACACCATCGCCTTCTTGACCGGCTCGGGGAATTGCTCACCGCACGACGGGCAGGTCATCACCGAGATGTGCACCAGCTCCCCACAGTGGT